TGAAGGCCGCGGTGTTTCATCAGCCGTTTATTGCCCCGACGCGTGCAGCTGCGGTGCGGGGTTTTTCGGATGCGGCGAACGATCGCAATCATGAGTTTGCGAAGCATCCGGAGGATTACCACCTGTACGAGGTGGGGTCCTATGATGATCAGACGGGGTTGGTGTCGGGCGTTTCCCCTATTTCTTTGGTGGCGATGGCGTCAGACCTTCAGCAGAGGTAATCAATGAGGATGCCTTCGGTGCAGGCGGCGGGTCACTCGTTTTCGCGAGCTCCGACCGCGGAGATTGAGCGGAGTACGTTTGACCGCTCGCATGGTCACAAGACTACGTTCGATGCAGGGTATTTGGTCCCGGTGTTTCGGGATATTGCTCTGCCCGGCGACACTTTCAACTGTCGGTTTTCCGCGTTCGTGCGGATGACCACGCCTTTGAAGCCGCTGATGGACAACCAGTATCTGGATGTCCATTTCTGGGCGGTGCCCATCCGCCTGGTCTGGACCAACTTCGTGAAGATGTGTGGTGAGCAGGACAATCCGAACGATTCGACGTCGTACACGTTCCCGGTGTTCACTGCGTACGGTCCGGCCCCGGGGTCGCTGTCGGATTATATGGGCATTCCGTGCGGGCAGTTCGTGACGACGCCGTTCTCGCATGTGTCGCTGTGGCACCGGGCGTACAACCTCATCTACAACCTGTGGTATCGCGATCAGAACTTGATCAACTCCGTGACCGTCGATAAGGGCGACGGGCCGGATGCGATCGCGAATTACACTCTCCGTCGTCGTGGGAAGCGTCATGACTACTTCACCGCAGCCACGCCCTGGGCACAGAAGGGTACTGCCGTCACGATACCTATCGGCACGTCAGCGCCGGTGGTTCCGACTACGAACAGTATCGGGCCTGTTTTTAAGAAGGGTGCGGGACCCACGCCCACGCTCAACTTGCAGACCTCCAATGCTGCGAGCCCTGCGGGCATACAGGGTGCGGTGTCTGCTGCGTGGGCCGCTGGTGATACGCTCAATTGGTCGGCCACGAACCTCATTGCTGATCTGTCCGCCGCCACCGCCGCGACGATCAACCAGCTGCGACAGGCGTTTCAGATCCAGCGGATGTACGAGCGTGATGCTCGCGGCGGCACGCGGTACACGGAGGTTGTCAAGTCTCATTTCCGAGTGGAGTCTCCCGACGCCCGGCTGCAGCGCCCCGAGTACCTGGGCGGGGGGACATTCCCTATCGTGGTCTCTCCTATCGCACAGAACAGTGCCAGCAACAGTCAGCCCACGCCGCAGGGAAATCTGGCGGGCATCGGTACGGGTTCTGTGGATGGGTCGATTGGTTTCTCGAAGTCCTTTACTGAGCATACCCTTCTCTTGGGTATCATCTCCGCCCGGGCGGACATGACGTATTCGCAGGGGTTGCATCGGGATTTCTCGATCAGCACGCGGTTCGATCTGCCGTGGCCTGCGTTGATGCATCTGGGTGAGCAGGCGGTGCTCCAGGGGGAGATTTTTAAGACGGGCGTGCCCGCGGCGGATGCGACGGTGTTCGGGTACCAGGAGCGGTATGGTGAGTATCGGTACAAGCCGTCGATGATTACGGGCAAGTTCCGGCCGGATGTGGCGGGGTCGCTCGACATCTGGCATTTGTCTCAGGAGTACTCGGCGGCGCCGGGTCTGAATCAGACGTTTATCGAGGAGAACCCGCCGCTGGCGCGAGTGATGGCGGTGGCGTCGGAACCGCACTACTTCGCGGATATGTATTTCGGGCTGACGTGTGCCCGTCCCATGCCCGTCTATGGTGTCCCCGGTCTGATCGACCACTTCTAGAAGCCGGGAGGCGGTATGGCGTTTGGAGTGGATGACGCGGTGGCTCTGGGTGCAGGTGTTCTGGGGATTTTTGGCGGGAAGTCCGCCAACGATCAGAACATCAAGATCGCCCGGGAGAACCGGAAGTGGCAGGAGCGCATGTCCAACACCGCGTATCAGCGTGCGGTGAAGGATATGAAGTTGGCTGGGATCAATCCGATGCTGGCGTACATGCAGGGTGGTGCGTCGAGTCCTGGTGGATCCACCGCGACCGTGGAAGATGTGGTGTCACCCGCTGTGAGTTCCGCGATGGGAGCGAAGCGGTTGGCTGGTGAGTTGAAGGCGATGCAGGCCGACACGCGGAACAAGAACGCGAATACGGATTACACGGTGAACGGGCTGTACAATGAGTCGCGAGCTCGGGCGGAGGCTGCCCGGGCGTCGGCCGCGGTCTCCTGGGCTGTGGAGGCGCTGACTAAGGCTCAGCAGGCTGGTGTTGAGCAGGACAACCAGCGGAAGAAGATGGACAACGCCAAGCAGTATGATCCCTTCGGGTACTGGGGTGCTCGTGTCGGTCGTGCGATCGATCGGATTTGGCCGTTCGCGCAGCCCCCGGAAAGGGTCGCTCCTGGTCGTGTGACGGACCCGCGCGGGTATCGTGGCCCGAGTCGGCGGAATGCTCCGCCGTTCTCGCGTGGCCTTGTGAACCAGTTTCTAGAGAGGTGACGTATGGGACGTGAGGAGCCAGTGCCGGAGATTCGGCACGCGTATTCGCGGCGGATTCGCCCGCAGATTGACGCGAGTCCGGAGGCGAATCGGAAGGCCTTTCCGCAGAACAAGGTGCACCAGGCGGTGCAGAGTGACCGCGATTCGTGCGATATCAACCGGCTGATGGCTCGGTACGAGAATGACGGCGTGATGCCGCTGGGCCGCGAGGGCGGCCAGTTCTTGGACGTGAGTTCGGTCGGGAGCTATCCCGAGGTGATTCAGCGTCTGAAGGATGCGGAGGAGTTCTTCGCGCTCCAGCCTGCGAAGATCCGCGCGGCGTTTGATAACGACGTCGCTAAGTTTTTGGAGGTGGCTTCCAATCCGGAAGCCCATCTCGAGCTGCTCGAGCAGCTCGGTTTGATCCTGCCGGCAGAGTCGCCGGCAGCTGTTCGGCCGGTGACTCCGCCGGCGGGGGACGAGCCCGCGTAGCGGGCGCGTCAGTGTCCGCTTTAGAGGACGTTTACCCCGGCAGATAATGCCGGGGTTTTCGTTTGGCACACTTCCTGTCCTAGTTGTAAGTGTGCCTACTGACACCTTATTGACCTGTAAGGACTTAGGTGTTAGTATATCTCTACCCTATCTCTACCCCTGTCTCTGGAGTGTCGGTATGCCTAAAGATCGCTACTTCTGGTTTTTGCCCCGCCGTCAGATGTGGTTGTGTCTCGGCCCGGAGTTTTTTTGGGCGATGTTTCCCCATCCCTTGGAATGTTTGAAGTACTAGTTAGCGCGCGCGCGGGGTTTTCTCGCGTGTGCGGGACGTGTCAATCTTAACGCTTAACAAGGAGTGTTTATGAAGCGCCATGCGATGGGCCGGTCTCATTCGCGGCGGGATTTCTCGCAGAAGTCGGGAGTGCATCCCAAGAACCGTGTGGGTACCAGCATGACCGCTATGCGGGCTGGGACTCGGTTCTAGTGCCGTGCTATCACCCCCTGGAAGGCTATCGCGCTCGGGTGGTGAACCAGAAGACAGGGAAGCGCGGTGTAGTCTTCAACGTGCAGGAAGGGTTCCGGGACCTGCCCGTTCAGGTCCCGTGTGGTCGGTGCATCGGGTGTCGTCTGGAGAAGTCGCGGCAGTGGGCCGTGCGGATGATGCACGAAGCCTCGCTGCATGAGTTCAACTGTTTCATAACGCTGACTTATGACGAGAAGCACCTACCACGATTTGCCTCTTTGGACAAGCGGGCGTTTCCTAAGTTCATTAAGCGTCTCCGGAAAGCGGTTTGGCCCCTGCGGTTTTCCTATTTTCATGCCGGGGAGTATGGCGGGACGTTCGGGCGGCCCCACTACCACGCCTGTATTTTCGGGTATGACTTTCCGGATAAAGTGGTGTGGACCGTTAGGAACGGTCACACTGTGTGGCGATCCGCTCTGCTTGAATCGTGCTGGAAATTTGGTCTTAGTGAGGTGGGATCGCTTACTTTCGAATCGGCCGCGTACGTTGCGCGGTACGTGGTGGCAAAGAAGTTAGGAAAGGAAGCTGAGAGTGCGTACGATGTGGTGGACGTCTCTAGTGGCGAGGTCGTTGGTCGACGGGAACCCGAGTACGCGACCATGTCGCGGCGGCCGGCCATCGCGTCGAATTGGTTCAAGCAGTATCACCAGGACGTCTATCCATCGGATCAGGTGATTGCCCGTGGTTCTCCTTCGAAGCCCCCACGTTATTACGACAAGATGTTGGCAGGTGATTTGGGTCCGGGAATGCAAGGGCCTAGCGAAGCCCACGTGGATTCGCGCGTATCCCGAGCCATACAGCTTGCCCGTAAGATTGCCCGTAATCCGGCCGAGGAGACCTACGAGAGGTTGGAAGTACGGGAGAAGGTTGCGCAGGCGCGGTTAACCATTTACTCGGAGGTGTAGGATGGTGTTCGGCATTTTCGCAGTGCGTGATG